CATTAAAGTTTAAGTCAGTTAAAAAGGCTCCTTGTATAATCCATTTTTCTACCACAACACCTGTTGGGTCTAACATATCTAATTCAATATCTTTCTTATAACCCGCAGCATAACCCATTCTACCTGTAACAGATTCTGCGTGTAATCTAAACCATTCCATTAATGCTTGTGCCGCTGAAGGACCAATCGGGTCTTTAAACGTTACATTAATAGTGTTCCAATTAAACCTACCTGCAACGAATGTTGAGGTGTTTAGGAATGGTATTTCAACTGAACCTATGTTCGCTGAAGGTCTAGATGTTGTACTTACATACCACTCATTTATCCCTAAACTTGAAGGGAATCTTAAAATAAACCTATTCTTTTTCTTTGGTTCGTAAGGAACAGGCATTTTCATTAATAAATCAGCCATTTTGTATTTTTTTTAATTTGTTTCTTATTTATCTATAAATATCAAGTAATTTAAAAATCTTTCGATATTAGTTGACACTTTTAATTATTTTGTTTAAACTAGTTCCAGTATAACTCACTTAAAAACACTTAAGAAATAAAATATATAAATTATAATAACTTAAGTATTACTAGTATACTAGTTCTAGTATCTACATCTTTGTTTTATCAGTCTTAGTGTAATACACGTTGACATTTTCTTCTCCTTTGTCGTCTAAGTATTTTTTTACATTGTCGACATTAGCTTTATCATCATCAGAAAACCCAATCATCGGGACAAAATTATTTTTGATGTCATTTTCTAACTCCATCGTAACCGCCAATTCTTCAGATAAAGAATTAACGTGTTTAATAAATAATTCTAATGCCTTAATTTTTTCTTCTTCAGGGTTAGCAGCACTACCCGCTCCGTGTGAAACAGGATGAAATCTACATAGGTCTAAATATTCTTGGAATAATTCTTCACCATCCCCGTCTATAACACCTTTATATTTCTTAAGTGACTCCACACACGATTCGAATGATAAACCACCCTTACCGTCTTTAACAATAGCTTCCACACCCTCTCTTAATGTCTCAGGGTTATGTCCTCTTGCCGTGATAATAGAAAATATTGAACCTCCGTTAATACATTCTATAAAGTCATTCCATGAAGGACCTGTTTTAGCAATCATAGCGTCTTTAACAAATTGGTCATTTCCATCTACACCGAAATTTCTAAAAGGATTTTCAGCAAAACCAACTATAGTATGACCTTTATAGTCAAAGTCTTCTTTTCCTATCTGTCCTCTGTACTCAGCAAAATCTGCAGTACCCATACCTATTTCTTGGTCTCCAAAACTTTTCACCATAATTTCAGTTGGCATATACATTAGGTTATCATCCCAATCAAATGCGTAATACTTAAAATCAGGTAAACCCTCTTCGTTAAAACCTTCAGACACCTCAACACTCATGATTTCCATAAGTCTTTTAATTTCTGATTCTATTAATGTTTGTTTCATATATTATACATACAAAGGGGAGGAAACCCTCCCCTCTATAATTTTTTAAATATTTTCAAAAGATGCTCCTGTTGGTGTTACTAAGAATTCAATATCAATGAATTCAAGAGCTCTTGTTGGTTTAATGTATATCTTACCCGATAACTGATTTCTATCCATATCTTCTGGTGAAGATGACAATACAACTTTAAATTCTGTTAAACCTCTTTCTCTTTTTATGTTTTCTAAAATTGGATTAACTAAACTTAAGAATTCGTTTCTTACAACTTCATCATTCTGTTCGAATAATAATCTTACCGCCACGTTTGAAATAAGTTTTCTTGCTTGTAGTAATAATCTTCTTACGTTGATTCTGTCTAATGCCGATTCTCTAACTTGTAATGTTTTGTTACCGAAGATAATCGTACCTACGTCTGAGAATGTTGCTATTGGGTTAATTCTATTAACATATAATTCATCTCTTTCATCTAATGTTAATTTCTTTTTCGCTTTGATTGCATTTACTAAACCTCTTGTGTAACCCGCCGATGCGAACCATGGATATGCCACGTTGTCTGTTAACGCGATGTTCTTTAATACCTCACCTGTTGGTGCCACGTATACCTGAACTGAATTTTCAGTGTCTCTCACCTGAATCCAAGGCCAATATGTTGCTGAGTAGTTAGAATCAAAACCTATGTCTTCAATGTCACCTACAATCTCATCTACTGATGACCTGTTTGGTGAATCAATTACGTATAATGAATCAGCTCTTTCTTCTTCAATCATGTCGATTGCTTCACCAACTAAAGATGAATTGTCAAAGAAGTTAAGACCTGGTGTTGAGAATAAGTTAATATCTACTGCTTCAGGGTTAGCGTATGTTCTAATACCGTCTAAGAACGCATAGTAATCAGAGTTACCAACGTAAGGGTCAAACCCTGCGTTCGCATATGGTGTTTTACCTTTTATATATTGGTCACCGTTAGTTCTTTCTTTTCTAAAGATATCAAATCCGTCAAAACCACCTACAGGTGCTATTGTGAATTTACAACCAACTAACTTTTCAAAGTTTCCTTCTGATAACTCAAAGTTTTCATTAGTTTTAACAAACTCAACTCCGTTAGCTTGTGATGAAAGGTGGAAACCTTTAAGTAATTCAACACCTTGATAATCACCTGAAAATTCAAAGAATGACGGGTCAAAACCAACTGTGTTAGAAACACCTAAATATGTTTTTCTTACTTTATCTGAATTTACCACAATATCATTACCATCATTATCTATACCGATAACCTGTCCTGCAGTGTAGTATTCGTTTTTATAGTTAATACTTGCGTTAGAAGATGAAGCGAAGTTATAATCTTTAACCTCGTAACCTCTAAATCCTGATGGTACCGCGTCTATCGGTGCGTCATCAGATAATTCTAATATAATATAACTTGATTTTAATTCGTACTCACCATCAGATGTACCTACTTTTCTCGCTACGTAACCTGGTACGTCTGGATTCATAGAACATCTTGAGAATTTTTCTAAAACGATTGGACTTGCATCCGTATCGAAGAAATCTCTAACAATGATATCGAACTCTTGTTTTTCAATTGAAATGTTTACAAAAGAAATCTTAACCTCTCTTGCTGATGCGTCTCCGTCTGAAATCGTTGCGAATCTAAATAAGTTAGACACAAAACCACCTCTTACTTCAGAAACAACATATGGAGTATATGATGATGTATATTTCGACTTAAAGTCTCCACCCTCATTTACACTATCTAAAGTTCCTGTATATAATCCTTTAATTTTTCCTGTTGCGATTAACCAATTTAAATAATTGTCATAAACCTTATCAACATAAACAGGATAATCATCAGGGTTTTTATCAAACGCTGATTCACCAATCACTTTAGTTATAAATTTCTTAGATGATGGTGATAAGTTACACGTAAAACTGTGTACTCCTGCCGCTGATGTGAATGATAAATCAAAGTCAGCTAAAGCATTGTCGTTTACCACATCACTAGTAATCGTAATATTACTGTTTAATTTGAAGTTTAAATCGTCACCTGTATATTCCGCTCTTGAACGTAATATAGCAATTGTCTTATTATGAAACTCTGAAAATCTTACGACATCTAATTCCATAACCACAATCTGTACTTTAATAACCCCCGCGTCGTCGAATTTACTTGCGTAAAACGCTAATCCGCTTTCATTTGTTCCTGTAAATTCTATTTGGTCTGCCCATTTAGAGTCTGACATTGGATAAACAACTTTATCCGTATCATCAACACCAATAGCGTTCCAATCGAATGTATTATAATATGGACCCATAACCATTACCTTATCTTCTGATAGGTTTAAGTTTACGAAATCTAAGAAACTTGTAGTAACACCTGCATTTGATTCAAATTCAGTATTAAGATAATCTGTTTCTAATTGACCTAAACCAGCGATATCTAAAGAACCACTATTAAGTTCAATAACAAAATCCGCTTTAAGTGAATTTGATTGTCCTATTGTTGTTGTATTAACACCAGCGATAGTTTTTATCGAATGTGCCGAACCTGCATCATAACCTGAATAACCCAATACTCTTGTCACAAATAATTGTGATGATTGAGATAGGTATGATTTTGCATAATACGGAAGTGGGTATTTTAATGTTTCACCCATCTTTTCAGGTGAAGAACCACCGAACATTGTTCTGAATCCATTATAACCCGAAACCAATACTGGTTCAAATGCGGGACCTTTTTTTGTTTCACCTACTAAACCTAAAGTAGATACACCAACGCTTTGAGAAACAAAACTCAAGTCTTTTTCTGATGTGAATACTCCTGGTGAGACGAAAACTCTGTTAGAATTTGCCATTATTTGAATATTTTTTTAATTGTAATTTATTTCTTTACTACTATAAATATTCAGTATTTTTATAAAAGACTTTTTATTAAACCGAATATTTATTAAGAGTATGATTATATTCATACTTTTTTCATACTACAGATAATGAACGACAAAAGGGTTAAAAACTTAAAAATCTCGGAATACCACCATAAACTACTAAAAGACCACTGTAATAAAGGGGGTCTTAAGATGTTTAACTTCGTAGAAAAACTAATTGAGGACAATTGTAAAGTGAAAAGAGATATCTACGGAGACGAAATATAATGTCGTAATTATTATAACTCCGAAGTTAGATAAACCAAACTCATTTTGGTTGTAGGTGTTGTCACAGGTGGAAGTTCATTGACCGTGATACTAAACTGACCTTTACTAAACGTATAATAGTCAGATTCAATTTGTAATAAACCACCAACATCTAATAGTATCATATCGTATATTGGAAATTCTAATGGGTATGTCATCTGTCCATCAACAAATTCAATTGTCTCTTTTTTAAGATTTAAAACACTCCCCTCCATAGAACTCATAGTATTATCAAAGGTATAAACAATCCTCAACACACTGTCTAATGGTGGTGGGGTAGTAAATATAATATTAGAACTATTGCCGTTGTGTAAATAATCAACATCTTTAACCAACACTAAACCATTTAATTCCACATAGAACAGATTGTTTATTTTCTTTTGTGTTTTATATGTCGTTGTGACACCATCACTTAAAAACTTTTCTGTAGTAACTTCAACATTATTTTTAATTACTTTTGTCATAACACCCGAAGAAGGTCCTTTAACATCCGCAATTAGTTCCGTCATTATAAGTGTTCTATCAATAGCTGGTGTTACCTCAAACTCTTCGTCATCAATTAAAAATCCCTGTAATTGTATTGTATATGATTGTTGGTAGTATCTTCTACCCTCTAATGAATCAATTTGTGATTGGTCAGAAATACCCTCTAACACTAAAGGAATGTAATGTCCCTTAACATTAGTATAGGATTGTCTCGATGAGAACTTCTGCATTATTTTTTTATTAAACCTGTTAAGTTCTCTCATTCTATTACAAACAACAACAATGTCAAAAGACATATCAACAGGTATTGGTTGTGGTATCTTATAGATATCAGCACCGATTCTGTTTCCATTCCATGTTGGTATTCTCCTATAAAAAAACGATTGTCTATCAGGTATTGTATATTGTAGTGATGGGTTGGTTCCAAAAGGAACTTCTGGTTTTCTAATTACAACAACAAAAGGTAACTCGATATTACCATCTTCGTCTGTAAAAGGAAATGTGTTCGACATCTCTGCCCATCTTTGTATTGTTAAAATTCTTTCAATAAAATTAATAGTATTACCGTCACCCGTTTGAAATAATAAATTGTTCTTAACAAACTCCAACATACCAAAATCTAAGTCTTCGTGTAAAATAGACTCAGGAAGGTTAGTGTCTTGATTTGTAATCTCTTCAAGAAGTTCACGCCTTCTTTCTAATAATTCCTTATTAGAATATACGTTTATATCGTTTTTATATT